ATGAAAAAAATCATTATCTCTTTATTACTCCTGGCAAGCTCCGGAGCCGCGCTGGCTGCGCCGCAGGTCATTACCGTCAGCCGTTTTGAGGTTGGCAAAGATAAGTGGGCATTTAATCGGGAAGAGGTGATGCTGACCTGCCGTCCGGGTAACGCGCTGTATGTCATCAATCCCAGTACGCTGGTGCAATACCCGTTGAATGATGTTGCCAGACAGCAGGTGGAGAGCGGAAAAACCACGGCAAAGCCGATCGAGATTATCCAGATTGATGATCCGGCGAAACCGGGCGAAAAAATGAGCCTGGCACCGTTTGTAGAGCGTGCTGAAAAGCTCTGCTAATTGTCAGATGTAGCAGTCTGATTTCCAATAAAAAACCGCAAGGATCTCGCAGGAGAACTTGCGGTTTTTGCGTTTGGATGCGTAACAAACGTCCTTTTTTTCCGGCCACTTTAGTCGCGGACTGGAAAACCTGGCGCTGTCATCTATTCTTAAATGGCAGGGTAACTTAGCCTGCATTAATGCCAACTTTTAGCGCACGGCTCTCTCCCAAGAGCCATTTCCCTGGACCGAATACAGGAATCGTATTCGGTCTCTTTTTATATGCTTGTTTTCATTGTGTTTTTTCGGTACCTTCACGAAAACCCACGAAAATCACTCGAAATTTCCATATCCTGTCTAAACCATAACATATTCTGCACCGCGTGCGTCCAGGTATTTTTTGGTCATTGTTAAATTTTTATGCCCCAGCAGTCTCTGTGCGAAATCCTCTCCGCGCTCCCTTTCATACAGTCTGCTCGCCAAGCACCTGATCTCATGGAAAGGAGGAGGGTTGGGACCAAACTTTAACTCTGTAGAATCTCTGATATCAGAAAATGCCTGGGTAATTCCGTCTGGAGTTAACGGACCGGGCTTCCTTCCGCCACGTCTCACCGCTGAATACAGCATGAAGTCTGACGGATTGTTTTTCCTGCAACGATCGATAACATCCTGCAATAGCAAATCAGCAGAGTCCAGTCGCAAATCAAGTGGCAACGCCAATTTGTGACCTGTCTTTTCCTGCGTGACAAACAACCTTCCATCCCTGATATCGCTGAATCTGAACAACGATACGTCCTCTCTTCTCTGCCCGGTGACAAGTGCCAGGTCACATGCATTTGCAGCCCATTCGGAATGGGCGGTTGCGGCATCCCTTATTATTTCAAACTGCTCGAGCAAAAGACGCTCACGTTTCACTTTGGGCGTCGGCGTTCTTGTCGGCTCTGCCGGGTTCCTTTCAATATGTCCCTCGACGATCGCCTCCCTGAAAATATCCAACAACACCGAACGCAGGCCGGAGGCCATGCTCTTCTTATCACAGATTATGTAACTCTCAAGAAAAGTAGATACATCCTTCGTGCTGACCGCCGATAGCGGCATACGTCCGAATTCATCACTGATAGTGGCGATCTGGTTGCGCCTGACCTTCATCGTATTGGGCTTCAATTCTCTTCGCTCAAGAATGACTTCGTAGCGCTCAAGCCACGCTTTCACCGTAAATGTTGGTGTTTCCTTTATGCGGTCCAGCAGCGCTGACGGAAGATAATTCTGTTCGATGTAGTTATTGGCTTCGATGGCCTGAGAAATAGCGTCCTTTCTGTCGATGCGGCCAAGAGATAATTCTTGACCGGTAATCGGGTTTCGCCAGCTATAAAGCCTGTCTCTTTTACGATAGGTCAGGTTACGGGGCAGGTTAGCGTCGTAACGTACTGGCCTTTTCGCCATGAGTCAGTCTCTCCAGTAGAGTGCCGCCAGTTGGCAGTGATAAGCGTTTTGATTTGGGACGAAGGTTCTTCTTGCTCGGATCCACATAGATGGCGTCAGGCTGAACCTTATATTCTTTGCCGTGAAGTTCCGGAGCAGGGTAAATGCGCCCCTCCCGCGCCCAGCGGCGAAGTGTTGAAAGAGACGGCGGGGTTGAGTAAGTTGAATTCGCCCATTCCTGCAGATTAAGAAGCTTGGCCATACTACCTCCGGATCTGGCAACTCATTATAGAGCTGCCGGAAAACTGTTAATGAAATATCGTTATCAACTCACCTGACCCGGAAGTGCGCGCAACCGGCGCATACCTGTCATTGCTGTGGCCACGTAGCTCGCCTTACGGTTCACCACTTCCACCCAGACCTTCACACCTTCAACCCTCACCGTGTATGTCTCCTTCATCTTGCTGCGGCCATAGTCGCCGTAACGTTCTGCATGAGTGGCCAGTGCTATGTCGCATGCCTGACGCGCTAACGGGGATTGCTGATTTGCACGGTTAATCAGTCGCATTACATCTCCTCAATGGGAGGGCGAACCCTCCCAAATCTGTTAGCCCACGTATTCCGGTTTCATATCGGCCAGGGTGATGCTGAACTGATCGTGCAGCTCATCGCCCAGGTGACGTTTGGCCGCCGCAAGAACTCGCTCAACTTCCCCAAATCGGTCTGATGCTCCAGGCTCATTCGGGGAAGGTAGGGAGTTGATCGCTGCTTCGACCTTGTTTCGTGAATCAACCAGGTAATAACGTTTCACCGCCTTGTTCTTCAGCTCAGTGAACAGGGCTGAACCCAGTGTGGCCTTCGCACTTTCGATATCAGCGCGTAGTGCTTTGGCGCTATCAACATCCTGTGCGGCATCGATGCGTTCGCGGAAACCATCTGCCAGTGAGTCGATGTTTCCTGATTTTTCCTGCTTGCTCTGCGTGGTTGTTATGGTGTCACCTGAAATTTCAGACAGGCTAACGTGTTGCGCCGGAGCAGGGTTAACTTCTCGCTCTTCACGGCGATCATCCAGTTCATCAGGGGTATACACGCCGAGAATTACATCCGGGCAGAACAGTCTCGCCCAACGTTTCACGGCGAGATAAGCGAGCTGCTGGCGAGGGTCGTCAGCCCAAAGCGTTGAATTACGAGTCCTGGCCTGTGCCAGTAGCAGGTCAAGTTCCCTCGGTTGATCTTCACCTTTCAGCGTTGCGCGGATGATGATGCCAATGCCCGTTTCGTCAGCAAGGGTCCAGCCAGGAACACGGTATTCTCCTTTGTCGCCTTTACGAATCTGGAATTTCCCGACTACTTTTTCCCATGGCCCGTACCACTCATATTCAAAGCGGCTTGCCAGCACGCCGCTGCGTGAAATCACAGCATTTACCAGTTGCGCCTCGTATCCGAGAACGCCGTTAATCAGGTGCGTTTTCTGTGCTACGGCAAAGGGATTCATCTGCCATTGTGCCGCCTGCATTGCTACTGCCATGCAGTCAGCCTGATTTCCCTGCAGGTGTCTGGGGACTGTCGCAGCACCCTGCGCCATAATTTGAGCAAACGCGCTGATGGCGTTCAGATACTGGGAATCAAACAGGGCCATGTTGGAGTTAATTACCGCGTTCTGGTCAGCTACAGTTACGTTAGTGTTTTGCATCTTCATTCCCCTTATGCCTGAGTACGCAGCGCTTCAAGGCGGCGAAGGTCGAAGTCGTTCAGTTCGTCGGTGTAATCAGCGGTGATCGGTGCTGGCCATTCGCCAGTGTCAAAGCCGGTAGCGATGGCGCGCATCGCCTTGCGGTACTCAAGCATGCCCAGTTCCAGCAGTTCGGCGGATGCCTCGATGATGGCGATCCAGTGGTAGTTCTCGTCTTTGTTGACGAAAATCCAGAAGAACTGGTCCAGTGCGGCGGTCTCGCAATACATAGCCGCGCTCAGATGGTAGTCACGGTCGATGATTTCCCGGTGCAGTTTGGCGCGCAGGCCTTCCTGCTTAACGTTCCACATGCTGATGGTTTTCAGGTCGGCACCGATGCGCACGCCGTCCAGGTCGATTTCCAGATCCGGGCGCACACGAACTTCGAGTCCGGTTTCGTCGTCAAATCCAAAGTAGCTCACCTCAACGGCGCGGCTCGGGTGTGTCAGCAACTTGCCCGCGGTCGGGTGCTCGAGCAGGGCTTTCTGAATGCTCAGTGCAGTGCTCAGTTGCTGGCGGGTGACCAGCACTTTCCCATGCGGATTCTCGCGCCACGCATCCAACAGATCGTCGGCGAAGGCGGCTTCCGGATTAACAGACTTCACGGCCTGAATCAGATCTGCTTTGGTACCAGACACTTTCAACTGCGCGGGCTTCTGCGCTTCCTGCGCCACCAGGTCAGGATTGATGATTGCTAACTGCTCGAGCAACGCATCACGGCTACCACTGGTTTTCACCTGTACAGGCAGAGTTGCGTTGTATTCCTTGATGCAGGCTTTCATCGCCGCTGCGGTCTGCTTCTGATCCGCTTCGATACGCTGGTACTCTTCGGGCACCCCTGCGGCAGTTAAGATCGTAATGGATAATGCGAATGCGCGGCTGGCTAAAGAACGCAATCTCGCCGATTTACCTAATCCGGCACTGGCTCGCCAGAATCTGAAACTTGGTGACAGCTCGACGAAAAACACCGGTACAACTGCTAATACTGTTGCGGCGGGTGATGATGCACGTATCACCGGCGCGATGCAGAAAAGCCAAAACGGCGCGGATATTCCAGATGTGGCGAAGTTTCTCCAAAACCTTCGTATTGTAGATGCCACAACATCGCAGAAAGGACTTGTACGTTTAAACGGTGGTGTGACGAACGAAAGTAACGAGGAAGCAGCAACGCCAGGCGCAGTAAAAATAGCTTATGACGCGGCTATGAATGCCTTCAATCTGGCTAAAACAAAGTACACCGCAGATGGTGCAACCACCGCAATAGCCGGTCTTGTTCAGCTTGTTAATTCAATGGGGGGATCAAATGCTTTGGTCATGCCACAGGCCGCTGTAACCACTGCAATACAGACTTACCCATCTCTTGGCAAAGGACAGACGCTACAGGATTTAAGAACTTCACGAGGTGTAGGAGTAACGTATACCAATTCCACAGGCTTTCCGATTGCAGTGTATGTCCGAATTACTGGCGGTACGTCAGCTAATTTATATGCCTATGTCGACGGAAAAGAATATGACGGCGGAGGGGCAACGGCTTCACAGACATCTATAGCAACAGCATTTTTCATTGTTCCTAATAACACAAATTATCGTGTGGATGCTGTCGGTGTTTCCACTGTATTACAAGCCTGGACGGAGTTAAGATGAAAATGATAGCAATGATGAAGTATTACAAAGATAAAGATAATATTATATACGCGTATGATGCCTATGGTACGCAGGATTCATTCATCAAAGATGGACTTGTATTAATAACCAGAAGTGAAGCAAGGGCAATTATTAATCCTCCTTTAACTAAAGAACAAGAGATAGTTAATGCCGAACAGAGAAAAAATTTTTTGATAAATTTTGCTTCATCGGTTATTCAGCCTTTAGCTGATGCTAAAGCTGGCGGGTACATAGTTGATTTGGATATTCCAAAACTTGAGGAGTGGCAGCGTTATCGTTATGCCCTAACCAAAGTAGATACATCAAATGCTCCTGATGTCATTTTCCCTACTGCTCCCAGTGAATGA